CTCAAACGAGCTGGGAATTTATTTTAATTCGCCCCAGTGAGGTCGCTTCGTTACTCGCGGTGACGCAGTCCCACATAACGATTTCTGAGCTTTAGGATGCGAACCCTACAGCCCACCACGGAGATCTCCATTTGAGTTTGGACGTCCAGCAACTCATCGCTAGTCCAAGGTGTCTTAGCCTTGCCTTGTCGATTGAATCGCCTATCGCGCCCACCAAGGTCCAGCTTGGTCGTGGCAAACCATGTTTCCATGGATGCCAGTTCAGCTTGCGAGAACCCAAAAGCAAGCCACACTCCAAGCCGGAACCTAACAGGGTCAACGTCACGGGCGTGCCGAACACCACCCAAGTTCTCATCATGCATCTTGAATGCGTCAAGGAACGAAGGATTTAAGTGTCGCACAAGGTCCAAGTTGATCAACTTCTTGGTGCCGCTAATGCCCATAAGGAATTGCGACAACTGATCAAAGAATGGCAAAGCGCCAAACATAACATGGTACATATACCCGAGGGTGTAATAGTAATGGCCGACCGATTTCTCAAAGTCGGAATTGATTAAGGTGCCTAAATTGTTGCAAAGCTTCTTGATGTCCGGGCAAAGAACAAACTTGCCCGAAGCATATTCAACAAATTTAGCAGAGCAGAACTCTACCGCGTTACTATCAACAAATTCCAACTTGGCATCCAAGCCAAATTCAGAAAAAGTGTTGACATAGTCGACGCGGTGGTTCGGGACTGCCAGACACGAATCATCACCATCCACGCAAAAGTTCTTTGGTGGCAGCATGTTTTTAATTTCAAAATAACGACAAGCAACGTAGTTTATTATGGTGTTAAAGAGTCCGGTATCCATATCACCAGAACCCCTACACGCATAAAAATCAAATTTCACACCATTGCCAGTCACACCACGCTTGCACATCTTAATCTCAAAACAGAGTTCAACGATGGCATAAGCGTCAGGGTGGAGCATGCGCTTCCACAACCCAAGCTCAACATCACGCAACAATTTCTCACGTTGCGTGGACTCAAACTTACTGTAATCATTAGCCAGAAAACGATAGTTGCCATAGTACGGTTCAATCCATGCTCCGCGGGCAAAGTAATCTTTGCCTTTGGCGAAGCATGGCAACTTGGCCATCAATTTTTCCAGAGGTAGAGTGAATCTACCATACAGTAGGTTGAACACGGGATCACGTCCCATAATAGCTCGGGGTGGTTTCATCTCAGCATATTTTTCATTCTTAATAAAACAACTAATGTCCGCATCGCGCAAAGGATTGAATTTGCGCCGGGTCATAGTAGCAACTGCCGCATCGTACCTCTTGCGTACGCTGCCCGTCCTCGATGACATAAATTCTTCCAGCGTGTAAGGTATTAACACACCGGGGTTTTGGGCTAACATGTCCTGCGCTAGTTCATCGAGGATATTTTCAACAACGGACTGGTCGTAAGTCACATCGTTGTCGGTCGTTTTCAAATACCGATTCCTAAGCGCAGCTACATCATTGTGACAACAATTACGCATAACAAGTGGTCTACTCTGTTCAAGATGTGGGATCCCAAAACAGTGAAGATATTCAGTTTCAACACACTTGTATGTCATTTTGTCGTCCAGCATCGGACACTTCCAAGCTGCCAATGGGGCGAGCCTAACTCCCTTTTGGCAAATGGTGGTAATTTTTTCTATGCTGAGTGTCCGGTAATTGGGCCTGTTCACAGACTGCGCCGGAAAATGGAACAGGCCACCCAGAAACCCGGGTACCTACGACGTCCAATTTTTCTACCAGTCTGCAATAAATCCTTAGTCCAATCATTCGCCACAAAACCGACGGTGCTTGCATCTCTATGGACATCCTCAGCAGTGTGCTGTTTTAGGTCTGTCTCATTGAAAACGTGCCATTGCACCATCAGTTTGTTCATGTGTGCGAAAACCAATTTCTCATCGAACACACCGTTTGTCATGTACTCATCACGCCGCCTTTTCTGGCGGAGCAGGAAATCATACGCCGGTTTATTAATTTGCATGCGTATGTCACCTTCAGAGTTGTCCTGCTGAATGTTGACTCCAAAAGCCAACTCAGTAGCATCGACACCAAAGTCGCCATAATTGAATTGACGGCGTCGGCGCCCGAACTTCTCAAGAAAAGGGTGATAAAACTTCCGTTTCTCCTGGTACTGAGGCATGTTGGGTGGCGCGCCCACCTGCTCAATGACCAGATCAATCCAATCCGCCGGTCGAGGTTGACAACCGACAACGTCACCAAATGGTAAGGTAACGTAGTCTGCTGGTGCCACACTAGGGCCAAAGCGGACGAACCCATCTTCATCAAGACCGACATCGAAATGTCGATCATCGGGTGACTCAAATATGTCAGCGAGCCAGCGTCCTTTCACGACGCCGCCAGGCCTCAATAAGCCCACCGGAAAATCGGGTGGGTCAGGGGTCACACAAAGAAATGGGGCAGGATCTGGCATTGGGAGACCAGTATCAACTGGCTCATAACGCCCACACCTAACACAATTGTGTTCGTGGTAAACGCAGCCACCGCCAACACACTCAACAAATTTGTTGAATTGTCTGACGGCCGGTCTGCGAGACTTCAAACGAGAAGCCATTGGTGTCCTCGCGGTTCCCAGACGTTCAACTGGGGCGCCCCCGGACAAGGGGCTCGCTTGGTTGCTGGATCCATTGGTGCTAACTGAGGGGCTTCGCTCCGACCCCACAGATGGCTTGGCATTGGCGCGACCCAATGCTTTACCCACCGCAACTCCAACCACGTTTTTCTTAGACATGAGGGAACGACCACTCATGTTGCAGTAATGCTAGCACGGATA